TGTAAATTATTGTTATTTTAATAGGCTTACCTAAAACACTAAAGCTACTGGTAGGATGATTCGCTATCTGGACTGATGTTGATGATGTCGATATGTCAAAATAATACCCTGGTGAATACTGATGAGCATCTGCCACATAAACCCCAGGAGAATGCTCCACTAGAGCAGATATATGAATAATTTGAGATGTAGTTATCCCAGGAGCTATTTGTGTAATCCCCCCTTGGGTTGCAGCAGTTGTACCAATAAGGTACTTGATTTTAACAGCAGGATGTCCACTCGAAACCCCACCTAAAGAAGTAAATCCTCCAATATGTTGATTTCCCCCAATACCCTGCCCACCTGCTATTACGGAAGCCCCTGTAGTAGTAGAAGTTGATGGTGTTGTTAGAGAAATATTGAACCTACTGCTATCGACAGAGAAAAAAGTCGTATTAGCATTCCCCCAAGACTGAGAACCAGTTGCTATATCTCTTTCCCACCATGCCCTTGTATCAACTCCAGGCGTTCCAAACGATGCGTCAACAGTTATTCCATTATGGAATAAAGCCGTTTCCCAATTAGTTCCGGCAACTCTGCGACAAATCCACGTTCTTTCTGACGCAATATTATTAACGATTCCTGTAATTGACCAAAGCAATTGAGTATTTCCTGCAACAGTACCCAAGAGAGATTGTTCAACCACCCTAACTCCTGTACCTGTCCCTGCTAGCGAACCTGTAATCGACAGATTCCCTGTTACTGTCCCACCCGTCAGGGACAGGTAGGAATTGACATCAATTGAATAAGTTCCGTCACCCGTTTTCTTGAGAAATCCTGGGGTGTCAGATAATGCCTGAATTGCAATTAATTCATTCCCTATACTATTAGTCGAAACCGCAGTTACTTGACCTTTGGCGTTAACGGTGACAACAGGAATAGCACTGACACTGCCAAAACTGCCAACATTGCTATTGACTGTCTGCAACGTCATCACACCCGAAACGTTAGCACTCCCATCGAAACCACTAATCGAACCAGTTATATCCCCCGTCGTTGAAATTGTTCGGGCGTTTGTTAATTTCAACGCCTCCCCCGCCGTTGCCGAGCTTGATATTTCAACATAAACAGAACCCGACCATCGGTAGGTTTTGTTGTTATCTTCGGCGACATAAATTTTGCCAGTCTCGCCCGCAACCGGAAACGCTGCAAGGTTAGCAAAATTAAGGACATCGTCAACATAAGATGGCAAAACCGATGCTGAAATTGTGCCAGTCGCGGCGTTAACAGCCGTTAAGATTGTATTATTGGAAGTTAATGATTTTGTGAAATTTGCCACCGTTGGATCGGTTTCAACTGTAATCACATTCCTAATTAATTGTCCAACGCCCATCTAAAACCCCCTTATTAGTTCAACGGATGCCCCTTCTGGAATAACGATTGTGATGGCGGGATGTCGCGCGGGTAAACATGACTCCAAATTCACAATGTCATTAATCCCATTTGTTGCTGTTTTTGTCAGCCCATTAATCGTTACAGTTCCGGTTAAAATCGTTAGATAGACATAACAACTTCCTGCGGGAATAGTTGTTGTGCCTGCTGTTAAAATCCTCCAATCTGCTGTTAAGTTGGTCGCGGGCAACTCAACCGGAATCCTGTTATTAGAAAGACTGGGAATCTTGGCGTTAATCGCTGTTAATGTTGCCTCTTTGGTGAGCGTAGAGATATCATCAAAGCAACTCAATACAGCGTTGTATTTTAATGCAGCTTGATAAGCTGCATTTTCGCTTAACTGCATTTGCTCATCCAAGGCAGTTAAAATGCTGTTTAGATTCGTTCGAGCTTCGGTCGATAGTGTCATGTTTCAAATACTCCTTGAACTAGATGATGATCTTTTGGAGCCAGATTGTTTGGGAATTACAATCGTCTGCTTTTGAGTTGATAGCGTGACTTGATTGTATCCGTTTTTAATTTGAGGCTGAGTTAATTTTAATATTTTTATTAACTCTTGCGATACATAATTTAGATCTCTCATATTATCCAAAAATTAACGTCATCTTCCTTGCTGTTATTCTAATCATAGCATCAAAATCTAGGATAGGTAAACACCCTAGTGAAACATCTTGAGAGATTGATGAGACAATACTTCCATTGTAAACATAAGAAACCCCTAACTTAATATTTCCAGACAGAGATCCAGAGGATAAACTTATTGCCATACCAGGAGAGGTAAATAAGCCATTAATATAATTAGTCGGTTCTAAACTTGTCAAACTAAATCCAGTAATGGCAGAAATATTAAAAGTTTGAGAGGTTAATCCTGTTGTGATTCCAGAAGGAGAATCCTGCCTATATAAAACGCCATTAATTAAAAGATAGAAACGAATCAAGGAAACATTGAAACCTCCTGATGGATAGGTTATTATGGCTGAAATTCCTTGGCTATTTAGGACTAATTCATTAGCACCCCAAAAAACCTTGGATTCCCCAGTTTTTGTAGAAACAATTGCCAATAACGCTTCCGATGATTGGGTAGCCTCAATCCCTCGAAAAGTGGCTACACCATCACGACTAAGGGTTATTTTTTGCCCTTCAGTATTGGTTAAAAATCCAGATAAAAACTGTTCAGGTGTGTCCAGAAATTCATAGATTCGAGACTGTGATCCGTGGATCATCCCCCCTGCCATCCTGCCAACTCTCACCCCTACAGCATCTGGCAAAACCCGACCCGTATAATTTTGATCTTTATAGATTAATCCCCCTTGTGGCTGCCTATAAATCAGACCTCCTTCAACCAACACACCTGACTGAATCCCACAGCTAAGAGTAAAGCTCAAAATCGATCCGGGTGCTATCTGAAGTTCCGAAGACTTGAATCCAACTGCTATCTCAACAGCGACAACCCAGTTATAAGGCAAAGGTCTTTGCAGAATAAAAAAGCCTAACTTCGTATCAACAGGAACCCATTCCCCAACACCATCCATATCGTTCCCATCGCCCGTGTCATTTTCGGTGACAAGCTCCCCAGAATCAATATTCACAAAGCCTAGAACCTTAGCAAAAATCCTCCCACTCAACAAATTAGAAACAGGTTCTGACCCATTTAAAAAACAGTTTAAACGGAGTCTTCTACCCACTCCCATTTCCGAGTCATACAGATTTAGGAAAGCTAACCTAATCGGTGATTGATCGGGGTCAAACAATGATCCGCTACCATCGGGAGTGTATGTGGGACGTGGAAAAAATGGATTATTTGCTAAGATTTCAGCATCAATATTCGCTGCTGGTTGATGACAGCCAAAAACTCCAGTAGTCCCTCCGATTGGGAATGCCCCATAATTAGTAGATCCAAGATTCAAAATCCATTTATTCCCTGAATTATCAGCAATAACCTTAACCCCATCAACAGCTTGCGGGGTGTCTAATCTCAGGTAATAAGCACCCAAACTGGTAACAGTTCTTACCTGTCCCTGAATGGCATTTGTTGGTAGTGCCAGAGGGTTTGCTACCGATAGCGGGGTGATGGCTAAATCAGTATCTTGGCTCAAAAGAATGTCGGAGAATGTCGCTAAAGTTTTTCCGTTGTCTTCCCAATTTTTCCAGATTCCTATAACGTGACCATTGGCTTTGTCGCTATCAGGTGAAGCAATTAAGAGATAATAAGGGAATAGAGTCCCTCCGGTTCTGTTGGCAGAATTAAACTGGACTCTAATTCGACTCCCGACCGTATAGCTTGCCGGTACGAGTGTTGAACAAAAATTAACCCCCGATTCGTTGAGGGCTTGAATCCCTAAATAGATTGTGCCATTCGTAGTCAAACTTCCCCCCGTTTCAATTGATACAGTAGCGGGAAGACATTGATTCAAATTCCCAGGAAAAATCGTACTCATGAAAATTGTCACAGAAAGTGGTTTAAGTCAAACTCTAGCAAATATTATTAAATCTCAATCCCCTATTCAAAAAGGATCAGCCAGACAATCAAAGCCTCAAGGTCAATCCGTAGCTGTTCAATTAAATATGTCTATTCCGGGGTTTCCTTCAGTGATTAGAGCTTTTGCTTTTAATCCTATTCAAGTAGGATCAAATAACGTTAGCTTAGTTAGATTATCCGAGCCTATCAATGGGTGTGATTGGGGTGCTTTTTCTGGTTCCCCTAGTCAGGTTGTCAATTCAAGATCGGAAATTAATGTGTCCCAAACACCCCATTCTACAGATAGCAGAAAAATTGAGATTGAGATTAAAATTGGTTACACCGGAAAGTTATAAATACGGGTTATCCTCCTCTGTTTTCTCCTCTGTTTTTTCCGCTGTTGCCGATTCAGCTTGTGCTTGCGCTTGTTTTTGCTGTTCTGCTGCCATAATTTTTTCGATTAATTCTTGGTTGAAATCCTCCTGTCTTCTTTGACTTAATCCTAAATCTTTCCTGAGTTGATTTAACGCCTCTAAATCAGTGGGATTAAATAATCCAGTTTGAATACAGGTCATAATATTAGAAACTCGCATTCCCGACTGTGCGGGATCTAAGAATTGTTCTGATTCAAATGTTCCATAATTATCTTGTATTCCAAAATTCCACATCAATAAAGGGCGACAAACATTATTAATTAATCTATCCCTAAACTGCCTAGCTATTTCCTCAATTAAGCCATCTAAAATCAATCTATGCCCTGAGTTCAAGCCAGCCTGTCCGAGTGTAGCAGTGCCTTCATTAAAGATTGTATAGGGGATTCCATAAGCCAACCACCTATATTTATCTAATTTCTCAGAAGTTAAATTAAAAAACCCTTCTCCTCCGGTTTGTGGAATCGTGGTGATGGTGTTGTTTTTGTCAGTTCCAACAATCGACCCGTTGGCTAAATCTTTTAATTGATCTAAAGCCTGAGCTAATGCCGATGTGTTTTTGGTTTGTCCATATTCATCAAGAATGGGCTTGCCGTTCGCGTCCATCATAGGGATCGGTTCAGTTGACGGAACCTGTACGATGGTCAATCCTGTCGCTTGCCGTTGACAAGCTACAGACCATTCCCGCATCAACAACTTATGAAATTCCCAAAAAGGATAGGCTGCCGCGGATTGTGGGTCGCCGTTTGGATCGTTGCTGTCAATTGGGGTATTTGAGATGTGCAAACATTTAGAATAAGGAATCCCGACCTCCCCCTTGCTTGACGAATAAATTATCCGATCTATCTGACCGGATTTCCCTGCAAACTTAATCCGACTAGGCTCTAAAATATTGAATCGTTTAATCCTTAATTCTCCCTTGTGTCCCTCCATCTCCGTACTAAACACAATCTCAGCAACGCTCCGACCCAAGCCATAAGCTTGTTTAGACATCTGAAGGATCACATCAGACAGCGATCCATCCATCAACTCCCAACAGGAATTAATAAATTCAACTGGAGTAAATTTGCCAGAGGGAAAACTAGCAACCTCATTATTGCCATGCTTAAACATTCCGGTTAACGCGATTGCTCTTGATGCCTTAACAGTCAAAGCCGCGCCCGATATTGGATCAGCTTTGAGCATTGCAGCTAAATCTTTAATTGGGTATTTTCCCCTAGTGTCCAAACTAGAGACAAAATCCCAGATTAAATTATCAAGACTGGGTGATATTTGACCCGGAAGGTAACTTAATTTTTCAACCATTATCGACCCCCAATAATAAATAAATTAATTCAGACGTGGTTAAACTTAAAACCCTGGAAATATTGACCACCTCAATACTTGATATTTGTGATACACCGGATTCTTTTCTGCTTATAGAATGTTGCCTGTAGTTAAGTAACTCCCCCAGTTCAAGCTGAGTCATATTCCTATCTTCCCTTAGTTTCTTTAACCTTAATCCGATGCTGTCTAAATATCCTGAATTGGGATACTTTTTACTAGAATTTGAGTTAACAGAATAGTATTGTAATTGACCCATTATTTACCCCTTCCCTATGGGTGTTTCTTGCTTTGACGCTATAGGTGGATTGTGTCAGTTTTCTGAGGATAATGCCACCGGAGAGCTGATTAAAAACGCTCTGGTTTTGATTGAGGGAACCCATAAAGACAACCAAGGGGTTGTGCATGAATTTCCCTCTGAGAGAATCTTGAGAATTGCACAAAGGACAAACGCGGCAATGTCTCAAGGTTATGAAATTCCACTCATGTCCGATCATAGCAAGCAATTGATCGGGGCGGACGGTGAACTCAAGAAACTTGGGATTTTTGTTAGTCCTTTCGAGTGTCGGGTTATCCGCCAAGAGGATTTGCCCAACCCAAAAATGCAACACTTAATCGGAAAACTTGGTGCATTTTCCAAGGCTAAAATTCTTAATAAGGTTAACGAAGTTCAGTCGAAACTAATTAATCTTTTAAGTCCGGGTGTTGATTTAAAACTTGAAAGATTAGCAGAAGTATCCGCCGTTGCCTTCCCAGCCATCCACGGCCCCGCGCTTTTCGCTGCGTCTTCTACTGTTCAAGACTTGAGTTTTGCTTCGGTCAAAGAGGAACAGGGAACGTTTAAGCGACAGAAAGAGGATCTACTGGAGGAGTTTGAAATCCTATTACAAACCATCCAACGGATTCAAAAAGCATCTCCAGAACAATTGATCGCTGTTAGTCCTGGGCAATTGTTATCGACTGCGATTGACGAATTTACGGCAGAAATTAAGCAATATTTTGGGCTTGATAATCTGAGTCAATCAACGAATCAAGAGCCTGAACTTCCGTATGATTCAAGCCCTTATGTCAACGAATTAGTTAAACAGCAAGCCACTTATTCCCTGAGTAACACTACTTCTAATTTTAGTGATACGGGGTTAAGACGACGGAAAAAGAACCGATAATTTTGTTATTTTCACACTAAGTATTTAAGGAGACAAAAATGAATTTTTACCAATACGAACCGCCTGTAGCTATGTTTTCAATGGCGGAAGTTGACAAATATAATCGGTATGAAGGAACGGGAATGGCTTTGTTTGCAATGCCTTATGGGATGGGTGGAGCAGCACAGCCTCAGCAAAGAGTGGCTCCCGCCGCGCCCAAGAAAGTGCATCAAGCAATAAGAGACATGAGACGGGCTAAAAATGCTGTTCTTGGGGTTGGTAAAAACGATTTTTATGGGACAGCTAGAAGCGGTGCTATTGGTGGTTATGGTATGGCTAAATCAGGAGCCAGGGGCTTAGGTGGTTACGCAGAGCGTGGACTTCGTTTCGGTGCGCGAAAAGGTGGGGAATTGATGAATAGCGCAGCAGACTTAATCAAAGCCAACCCAGGAAGAGCAGGTGCTTTGTTGGCTGTAGGTGGTGCTGGCGCTTACTTCCTCCGTCGTCGTCGTAGTAAAACTGGAAAAATGATTGTTGAACAAGTGAGACGCTAATGATTATTGTTCGGAGGGTTGTCAGATCAAAACAACAAGCTTCATTTGGTTTCCCTAACCCTTTTAATCGAATTAGTGAGGTAAATAGAGAAGCGGAATATGCTCGGAAATCACTACAAAAAGATTTAGATAGAGCTAAATCCCAAGGTAAAAATATCCGAGATCCCAATATTCTTGCTTCCATAATGCAGCCAACAGCTAATAAGATGAAACGCCGATCAGGGAAAGTAGCTTATACCCGAACTAGGCGAACCAAAAACGGCAAAGTCGTTACAGAGGTCGTTAGAAGATGATCGTTATTCGGAGGGTGATTAGACATAAACAACAGGCTTCTTTTAATGCCTTAACCCTCGCCGCGGCTGTTGGTGGTGCGGGTTATGGGACTTGGTATGCTCTAAATGCTCGCAATAAAGAGTTTAGGCATAAACAAAGAGATTTTATGAAAAAGAATCCTTTGGCTCAAGGCGTACTTATGGCTACAAGCCCCGCCGTCGCTGCGGGGTATTACGGAGGAAAGGTGTTTTCCCGTCGAAGGAGAACTAAAAATGGTAAAACAGTAGTTGAAAATGTTAGGAGAAAATAGATGGATTCACTCAGTCAAATTCAGGCAATCTTAGAGTCAACAACTTTCGAGGAAGTTCACGACTCAACAGAAACCTTTTCGGCATTTCTTGAATTAGCTCAAACCGCCCTTGATCAAGAGGATGGGGAAGTTTTGGGCGAAGAAGAAATGGATGATGTAATTGCTGAAGGAATTGAAGATTTTGCCTCTACTCTTTATCAAATTTTTGGTATTGATGTAGAAGAATCTCGAATGGAAGATGAGGAAGAAATGGAAGAATACTCCCAAAATATGGGGGTTATGGCTTCATTTTCTCAAGGGTTTGGTCAGGCTTTAGCTGGTTTGATTGAACAAAGATTTGATAATGTTAATGATGGTGTTGCTGTTGTCTCTGAAATCACCGGATTAGACGGGCGAGATATTTCTAGCCTGTTTGATGGGACGCTGGCAATCGAACCCGAAACCGCCGCCGAATTAGCAGACGCTTTTCAGTTAGGCGGTCAAGATTACAACGATTTCATTAATCTAGCTGCGAATGCTTTTACTGAGTTAGGGGGATCTCCCGATGACTCCTACTCCCTGAGTGAAGGCATCTATGCTGAACCCGTTGCCACCATGAGCGCTGACATCGGACTCCGTGCCGAATTTGAGGCACTCAAGGAACAGCAAGCCATTGGTGAAACCCTGAGAGCCTTAGAACGCCAATGTGATCAACTCGTTTCCAGTGGACAAATCACAACGGCAGATCGTCGGTTTTTGATTGGTGACTTCGAGACAGGTCAAGACAGAGTTGCCAGTTTTTCCCAGGCTTGCGCTCAGTTAGATGTTCCCATTGGTCAACAATTAGACCGAATTCAATATTGCTTATATTGGGCTTCTAATCGCCCATCAATGGCAATATTTGGACAAATGGCTAATGACCCGATTGATACCAACTTCTCCCATGAAGATGTGCAATCTATTCAGTCATTCCGCACCCGTAATGGATATGTTTAAGGAGAAAAAATGAAAGTAACCCGTTTTTATTCAGACCCTCCAATTATCGCGGTAAATACTAATACCGAAGCCGCGTTTTCTTGCTGCTTAGAGGAGTCGGATATCCCATCTGTTGCAGGATCTAAATCGGTTCCTGCTGGTGTTTTTCTCGCCAAGAAATCTACGGGCGGTCATCGCCCATTGGGTAGATCCAAAATTCTTGCTCCCTATGTTTCTGGTGAAACGGTTGTGATTGTAGAATGCCCTCAAGTCTTTAAAATCGGGGATGTACTGCGTTATATCGCTGCACCAGGGGCTACACGGTACACAGAAGAAGCCGCTATTCGTGCAGCTACAGCTCCGATATTTGGGACGGTGACGGGTATTGATTCCTTGAATCAAAGACAGGTTACGACCGTCACATTTGCCTCGGTTGCTGTTGGCAATATTTTTACTGTTTCTATTAACGGCGTTCCCATTTCTTACACAGCTACGGCTGCATCAAGCCAGAATGTTGCTGATGGTCTAAAGGCTGCTATCACCAAAGCACAATCTGGGTCTTCTCCCTTAGAAGAAATCCGCGCGACTACTCCGGGCGGTGTTCTAACTCTCACTACCGATCAAGAAGGTATCATTTTCACAACGGCTGTAACGGTAGCTCAGGGTGTTGCTGGCACTTTGGGAACTGCGGTTGCTGATGTTTCTACGGCAATCGGAACCCTAACCATTACCCCCCAAGGTGGTAATGCGTCTCTGGCAATTGGAGCCAAGATCGGTACGATTGGGGATGTTGTTGTAGGGGTTTTAAATGCCACTGTCTCCCTCTATGACGGTGATCAGTTTATCGCTCCGTACTCAGGTGGTGTCGTCTTCCGTAATGCGCTGCCATACATTGACGGTGACATTCAAACCCAACTGCCAAAACTAACCTTTATTCCTTAACGGAGGGACTTGATTAATGTACATTGCAGATTTCTTAAATACTGTATCGGCTGCACAAGTTCAACTTTTGTATGAAGATACTTTTCAATTCCTGGTTGACCCTGATAAAGAATCCCTCCTGCAACGGATGGGCAAAAAGCCCGATCCGGGGGTTCTTAGTCAATACAAACTGATGGATGATTTTGTCACCCTTGAGTTTTCCGATGACCCTGATGTGTTGGCATATCTTGTTAAACAAAACCTAGCAATCGCTTCTGTGATTTCTACCGATGGTGAGGTTGTCTCAACGGGCGCGGGTAGCTTAATTAAGTTTGATGGAGACTTCTTTAAACTGGCGATCGCCCATAACTGGGACGAAAAGAAACAAGAGCAAATGTTGAAATTTAAACGGATGATGCCCGGCAATATGTCGCAAACTTTTGTGGATATGCTGTTTGGTTCCGTTGCCAGTCTACAGCCTAGAGTTGTCAAACTTGCAAACGTTCTGACTTGGCAAGTATTACAGTCTGGTCAAGTCTCCTATACCGACCCCCGCTCCGGTGTAACTGCCAGATTAGCTTATGCCACTACAGCCGATCAGTACCCTACCGCTTTAACTGGAACCGCCCGATGGGATCAGTACGCTACAGCCACGGGATTGCAAGATATTGAGGATCATTTGCTCAATTTCTACGATAAGAAGGGATATTACCCTGACAAGATTGTGATGAGCAATCGTTTGGCGATCCATTTAAGTCGCCAAGAATCGACCCGCAACAGGGCACTCTCTACTGGGATGCTGTCTAATGTCCCTGCTGCGGGGGTGGCTAGTGCCGTTTCTCCTGAGATTTTGATGAAACTCGTACCTCAGTTGGCAATGTCCAAAACTCAATTAGAGATTTACGATGCCCAATACGAGATCGAAACATCACCCGGTCAAACAGTGAAAGGGCGTTATCTGAACGATAACTCTTACTGTTTCCTAACCTCTGGCATGGGTAAGCGATTGTTCGGCCCCACAATTGAAAATGAAGGGAGATCCGGTCTGTTTGTCAAAACCGAACAATTACAAACATCCCCAGCCCGTGACCGCTCTTATTGTGTAGGAAAGATGGTTCCTTTCTTCCCCCAACCTGATTTATTAGGAGGTCGGACAGTCGCATGATCGACATCACTAGACCTGTAAAACTTCTCAAAATGGCGGTTAATCGTGGGAATATCTATCACCCTCGAATCTACAACCCTGGAGAATTGCCAGAGGAAGTGTTAGCACGGCTTGACATCGTCCAACAGGATGAAGTGAAAGAACCCGTGCTAACTCCAACCATCAATAATTCAGATGTCAAAGTTGAGAATAGCATCTCCTTCTCTGTGGAGGCTCCGAATACAGTTCCGAAAGCCTACCCCACTGAAACCGTTGTTGTTGGTGCTGTCTTACCCAAAACAGATGTTAATAAAGCCACAATTGACGAGCTTTCTAAATTGCCGGGTGTTGGGGCTGCGATCGCTACCAAACTTGACAAAGCACGGGATCAACAACCTTTTACCTCTGTTGAGGATTTGGATACCAGAATCCCCCTTAGAGGTAAGTCTTGGGATGAATTGAAAGAATCTATTGTGATCCAATGATTTACACAACTCCTGACCGGATAGCTCGAATATTAAGAGGGAGGCTTGAACTCGGTACAAATGCGTCGGGGGTTCCTTTTGGATCTAGCTTCGGGGCCAAGGAAGTTGACCTGGAATTGTTGGATCAAAAAGGCAGTCAAATTGAGGCTCAGGTAAATTCAATTCTTAACTTTGTTTATGAGTTGCCAATACCTTCAAATGCCCGCGATGCCTTACAGATTATTAGTTCTATTGTTGAGGATTTGACGGTCGCTTCCCTTGC